TCGGCTTGGCGGCGGGGGCGGCTGGCGGCGGCGCCCCGCACCTACCGATCCCACGATCCCCGATTTCAGATGCACTTCAGATGCACTTCAGATGCATTTCAGATATCGCATAAAAATCGCGCCATAATCGCGCAGGAATCACGCACCACCCCCCCTATCCCCCCATCGCGGTAAACCGTGCCAGCCAAAAAAAATTTAGAAGTCCCGATTCACCAGAACCCGTTTGTCGAGTTCGTCAAACGCTATCGCAAGAACCCGGTTCTGTTTGTCAGGGAGGTGTTGAACACTGCGCCTGACCCGTGGCAGATAGAGTTTCTCAATCACATTGCGGCAAGCAATAGGAGGATCAGTGTTCGTAGCGGCCACGGTGTTGGCAAGTCAACTGCTGCCGCGTGGGCCATGCTCTGGTATCTGTTCCTGCGGTTCCCGGTGAAGATTGTCGTGACGGCACCTACATCCAGCCAGCTTTACGATGCCTTGTTCGCGGAGGTCAAGAGGTGGGTGAAGGTATTGCCGCAGGCGTTGCAGGATCAGTTGGAGGTTAAGCAGGACCGGATTGAACTGAAGGACGCGAACAACGAGGGGTTTATATCGGCCAGGACAAGCAGAGCGGAGCAGCCCGAGGCGCTCCAAGGGGTGCACAGTGACAACGTGATGCTGGTGGCTGACGAGGCCAGTGGTATTCCTGAGCAGGTGTTTGAGGCTGCGGCTGGCTCGATGTCTGGGCACAGCGCTGTGACGTTGCTGCTGGGAAATCCTGTGAGGTCTAGCGGTTTCTTTTTTGACACGCACAACCGTCTCTCACAAGACTGGGTGACGATGAGGGTTAGCTGCGAGGACTCGCCTCGGGTGAGCGCTGCCTACATTGATGAGATGAAGGCGCGTTATGGTGAGGAGAGCAATGCGTACAGGATCAGGGTGCTAGGGGAATTCCCGAGGAGCGATGATGATACGGTGATCCCGATGGAGTTGCTTGAGATGGCGATGGCGCGAGATGTTGCACCGAGCGCGCACGCGCCCATCGTGTGGGGATTGGATGTGGCGCGGTTTGGCAGTGACAGGAGCGCGTTGTGCAAGAGGCAGGGTAATGCGGTTCTGGAGCCGATCAAGACGTGGAAGAATTTGGATCTGATGCAACTCACGGGTGCTGTGGTGGCTGAGTACGAGGTTCTGATGCCGAGCCAGAGGCCCCGCGAGATCCTGGTGGACAGTATTGGATTAGGTGCTGGCGTGGTGGATCGGTTGAGGGAATTAAGTTTGCCTGCTCGCGGGATCAATGTCGCGGAGTCCCCTGCGATGGGTACGACATACAGGAACCTGAAGGCTGAACTCTGGCACAAGGCCAAGGCGTGGCTTGAGGCGCGGGACTGCTGGATGCCCAAGGATGAGTTGCTGGTGGCCGAGTTGGCGACTGTGAGATACAGCTTCACCAGCAGCGGGAAGATCCAGATTGAGGGCAAGGACGAGATCAGGAAGCGCGGCCTGGCCTCGCCTGATCGTGCTGATGCGTTTTGTTTGACGTTTGCGGGTGACGCGGTGATCGGGGCATATGGCTCGAGCGCGAGCAGCAAGTGGAGTCAACCTTTACGGCGAAATATTCCGCGTGTAGCATGACGCAAATTAAGGAGTAACCCTATGAAGATGACCAAGGCTGAGAAGAAGATTGGGAAGGTGATGTCGGAATATAAATCTGGCAAGCTGCACTCTGGTGCTGGCGGCAAGGTTGTGAAGAATCCGCGTCAGGCGATTGCCATTGCGTTATCCGAGGCCGGCAAGAGCAAACCAGCAAAGAGAGGCAAATGATGGCTGAGATGGAAAAAGAGGGCGAGGAGATGTCCTGCCCGATGGCGACGCAGGATATTACGCTGAACCTGAAGAATCGCGGCAAGGCGATTGACTCTGCCAATTACGGTCCTGAGAACCCGAATTTGCCGAACACGGGTTACTGGCGCGAGATGGCGAGCCAGTGGGATGTGACGCCGAAAGAGGCGAAGATGTCGCGCTGCGGCAACTGCGCGGCGTTTAATCAGCAGCCGCAGATGATCCAGTGCATCGCCAAGGGTTTAGGCCCGGAGGGTGATCCTTGGGCGACGATTGAGGCTGGCGATCTGGGGTACTGCGAGATCTTTGACTTCAAATGCGCCGCCTCGCGTACCTGCTCGGCGTGGGTCGCCAAGGAGGAGGGCGAGGACGAGGAGTACGAGGAAGAGGGCGAAGAGGAAGAGTACAAGGGCCAGGTTAACGCTCAGATGGAGGGTGAGGAATATGAAAGCTAAACCAGCGGGTTTGTATGCCAACATCGCGGCCAAGCGCGAGCGCATTAAGGCTGGCAGCGGCGAGAAGATGAGAAAGCCTGGCTCGCCTGGTGCGCCGACATCTAAATCGTTCAAGCTGGCTGCGAAGACGGCCAAGGGTGCGAAGAAGTAATGAATGCGGCGATTGCTGTTGCGAGCGTGAAGGGGCGGTGCTTGCCGGTGATGCTGGCAAGCTGCCGCGAATACGCGCCGACGGCCAGGGTGTACCTGAGGACGCCTGTTGATGCCCCGCGCCGTGAGGTGTATAGACAACTGCGCGGCGTGCCAAGGAATTTCGGCGAGGACTACAACGAGGTCATTGATGCGGTGTTTGCTGATGGGTATGACTTTGCCATCGTGGCAAATGATGATGTGGTGCTGACCCCGACGAGCGTTGAGATGCTGGTTGAGGATTACAGGATGGTTGAGGATGAGTATGGTGACCTGGTTGGCTGGGTCTGCTCGAGGTGCGACGCGGCCAGGCCGATGCAAAATGTTCGCAGCAACCCGTTTGACGAGTCGATGAATTACTTTCGTTTTCCGTGGGAGTCTTGCATCTTGCCGATGGATGTGATCTCGCCCATCTTTGGGATCATCTCGCGTGATGCGTGGCGGCAGTCCAAGTTTCCCCCACTGAACTGGTACTCTGACGATGTTCATTGTCAGGATTTGGGTGCCAAGGGGTACAAGCATTTTCTCTCGCGGTCATATGTTCACCATGTTGGGTCTGACACGACGGGGATGGACGGCGAGAAGCTGACACTGGCATCTGTTCCTTGGATTCGGGAAAATAGGCCGCAATATGCAAATCAATGGTTTGGGGTGGAGCAATGACTATTAAGCGTGGCTCAGAGACTTTTAGCGGGTACAACAAACCGAAGAAGACGCCGAGCCACCCGACCAAGAGTCATGCTGTGCTGGCGAAATCTGGTGAGCAGGTCAAGCTCATTCGTTTCGGCCAGCAGGGTGTCAGTGGTTCACCTGACGGGTCAAAGCGCAACGAGGCATTTAAGGCGAGGCACGCGCAGAACATTGCCAAGGGCAAGATGTCTGCGGCTTACTGGGCAAATAAAGTGAAATGGTGAAATCATGAACATGACCGATCTCCCCCTCAATGTTGACGTTGCGGCGCCCGAGCCGATGGACGATGCCGAGCTAGAGGCCATTGTTAACGGCGAGTTACAGGACGCGGTGTCCTACATTGACTCGGATATCTCGCCTATCCGTGCCAAGGGCACTGAGTACTATCGCGGTGATCCGTTTGGCAATGAGGAGGATGGCCGCTCGCAGGTTGTGGCGATGGAGGTGCGCGACACGGTTTCGGCCATGATGCCATCGCTGATGAAGGTGTTCTTCTCCAGCGAGAATGTGGTTGAGTTTGTACCTCGCGGCCCGGAGGACGAGGCCAATGCCCAGCAGGCTACGGACTACGCCAATCTGGTGTTTTCTGCTGACAACAATGGGTTCATGCAGTCCTACGCGATCTTCAAGGATGCGCTGGTGCGCAAATGCGGGATTGCAAAGTACTGGTGGGAGGAGACTGAGGATGTCAGGATTGAGGACTACTCGGGTCTGGATGACCAGACTGTGCAGGTCTTGATGCAGGAGGATGCGCAGGTCACGATTGTGATGTCGTATCCTGACCCTGCGATCTCGCAGGAGCAGGTGGCGATGTTGCAGCAGCAAGCTGCGATGGCCGGTGTTGAGGCGCCGCCCCCTCCGATGCTGCACGATGTGCAGATCAAGCGGATAAACCGCGATGGCCGCATTCGCATCATGGCGGTGCCGCCCGAGGAGTTGATTATTGACCGGCGTGCGCGGTCATTTGAGGATGCCGGGATCATTGCTCATCGTCAGATGCTGACCGTGGGCAAGTTGATTGAGATGGGTTACGACCTCGAGGAGAT